AACGAGCAGGGATCCCTGGATATTCAGGAGAGTCCGTTAATGAAGTTACTGCGTTGGGTGTATCTACTGTTTTGTCTTGCGTTTCTATCTTGTCTGATTCAATTGCTTCACTTCCAATAAAGGTTTATCGTGAGCTTGATGATAGAAATATCACAATGGCCACTCCAAGGTTTTTAAAAACTCCAAACTTGAACCAATCGAGGTTTGACTTTATTCATCAATTGGTCACTTCTTTGGCTTTGCACGGTAATGCTTACGTTCTTGTTGATCGAGACACGGCTGAGCGTCCAATTGGTTTAGCAATCATCCATCCCGATAAGGTAAAGGTTGAGATTGAAAACAATAAAAAGATGTTTGCGTTCAATGATCGAATGTACACTAAAAATAACGTTTTGCATTTTACTTGGTTTACTTACCCAGGTTCTTTCAAAGGTGTCAGTCCACTGAAAACACAAAAAAACACGATTGGAGTTGCTTTGGCTATGGAGAGGCACATCGGTCAGTTCTATGGACAAGGAGCGACTCCATCGTCCATCTTGGAGACCGATCAAGCAATGACAAAAGAACAGGCTGAGGTTTTGCAAGCCACCTGGACTGGTTCTCATAATAAAAACAGAAAGCCTGCGGTTCTCACTGGCGGGCTGAAATGGAAGGCTATAAGTGATGCGGCAGGTGATGAGCTTGTTGCTGCAAGGGATCAAATTGTAAAAGAGATTGCTCGTGTTTATAGGATTCCAAGTTTTCTAATTCACTCAGATGGTTCAAGTGGTTTGTATTCAAACGTTGAGAGTTCAGGTATACAATTCGTAAGGCATACCTTACTCCCCTGGTTGTCCAGGATTGAGGAGGGTTTTTCTAGTTTGTTACCTGGTGCATCGTATGCAAGATTTGACGTTTCAGAGTATCAAAGAGGTGACCGAGCAAACACGATTCGTGCAGCTCAAACTGCAATAAGTTCAGGCATCTTTACTCCAAATGAAATAAGGCAACAGCTTGACTATGAGCCTTACGAAGGAGGCGACAACTTTTATATTGGACTTCAAGGAGCACCAATCGGTCCTGATATTCCACCTGTTGGAACTGATGCAGTCACACCTAGCATCCAGGACGAGGACCAACAGGAGGGTTAGTGCCTTATTCAATAGTTCGTGACCATAAGGATTGCGACGGTTTTGGCGTTGTCAAAGATTCGGATAATAAATTGATGGGTTGTCATGAAACAAAAGCCCAGGCAGAAAAACAAATAACTGCACTTAATATTGCTGAGTCTGAGAGTTATCGTCAGGCTGACCCGGACCAAGACATTTATGAAACTCAAGAAGAAGCTGAAAAAAAAGCAGAAGAGATTGGCTGCGTTGGTTCTCATACTCATGAGATCGATGGTGTTACTTATTTCATGCCTTGTGAGAAAATGTCGGACTATGAAGCAATCACTGGAATGGCCCACAAAGGTGAGGATGATTATAATTTAATTCCTGTTGAAGATAAGGACATGAGGCAAGAGGAGAGTGATCCGTCAACTCCTGCACCAAAGAAAGACCAAATCGAAGGGTCAAAAACTAATAAGCCTGGCAGTGCATCCGGTAAGTCAGGCAGCATAAAGTTTTCGGAGCAAACTGAAAAATCAATAGCGACAATTGTTGAAAACCACAACGAAGACGTTAATTCAAAAAACATGGCGACCTGGAGACGTTTGAGAACCAACACAGCTAAGGCTGTTGTTCGCCGTGGCTTTGGTGCTTATTCTGTATCTCATCGTCCTGGTGTCAGTAGAAATGCTTGGGGTCTTGCTAGATTGAAAGCATTTAGTTATTTGTTAAAAAATGACAGACCAAAAAATCCAAAGTACGTTGGTGATAATGATTTACTTCCTGAGGCTCATCCAAAGCACAGCAAACAAAAAAAGAAAGAAAAAAATAGTTTCAGGCATGATATAAATGTACCAGCTTTTATCAGGGATAATGCGACTCGTGGTTTAGAAAATTTACAGTTTGCCGGTCAAGGTTTAACTGAAAAAACAAAAAGAGAAGCACGCTTGATGCGTGATGGTGACATTTCACATGATAAAGCTATGCGTATGGCTGCTTGGTTTGCACGTCATGTCACTGACCTAGAGGGTGAGGTTGCTAAAGCATTTTTAGATGGTGAGTCTGATCGAATGAGCCCGGGCCAGGTTGCGTGGCTTTTGTGGGGAGGCTCGTTGCCTGAAAGCACCAGGATGGATGCAATGCGTTGGGCCGAGCGTCAAGTTGCCCGTCATGAGAACGATCGAGGCACTAGGCCACAACCTGTAATTCAGTCAGCAGGTATTATTAAAGCCATGAGTGAAAACAAAGAGACCCGTTATTTCGAACTTCGGGCCGAGGCATCTATTGAGACTGATGATCTTATTTTCACTGGTTACGCATCTGTTTTTAATACACCTTATTCTGTAGCAGACTCTCGTGGTGTTTACAATGAAATCGTAAACCCAGGAGCGTTTTCTAAAACTCTAAATGAACAAGATGACGTTAAATTTTTAATTAATCATGATGGTATCCCGCTTGCCAGGACTAAGTCCGGAACCTTAGAACTTCGAGAGGATGAGCACGGCTTGTTTGTCAAGGCTGCACTTGACGAGGCCAATCCTAAGGTTGCTGAGATATCATCTGCTTTGAAAAGAGGAGACCTATCTGAGATGAGTTTTGGTTTCCATGCAATCAAGGACGAGTTTAACGACTCGGGCGAAACTCGAACACTTAAAGAGTTACGTCTGCTTGATGTATCAGTTGTCACATGGCCAGCCAACCCAGCGACTATCGGTAAAATTCGAGGAGTCGATTTGGGCGAGTTGCAGTCAACTCTTGCTGAGGTGAGAAATGACGAGCCAACATCTGACCAGGCGGACAAAATAAAAGAAGTAATAAATCAACTTAGTGATTTGTTACCTGATCCTGAAAGTTCAAGGTCAAAAGTACGGGCTGCGGTTCGAGACATTGAAATTTGGGATATGCAGAGCCGTTCTTAAAAGCCGTTCATTCACTTTTGCGAACACTCACACTTGTAATAAATATAATTTCAATAGGAGTAAAAATTGAAAATTAAAGAAATGTTAGAGAAAAGAGAAGGACTTATTTCTGATGTAAAAGAAATGACTGATCTTGCTGAAAAAGAGGACAGAGACTTTACTGAGGAAGAGACCAAATCTTACGATAACCTTAAGAGCGAAATCAACGACTTAGGTGAAAGAATAAAAGAAGCTGAGGAATTGAGAAAAGCTGAGGATGAAATAAAAGAAAGCAGAGCCAAGCTCGACGTGACTGAGGAAGTCCTGGAGCCATCTGTTGAGTCAATCGAAGAGCCAGGTGTTTATCATCGTGGCGGCGAGCACTCATTTTTATCTGATGCTTTTAACGCTAGAAATGGTGACTATTTAGCTCAAGAAAGAATAAACAGACACCAACAAGGAAACGGCGAAAAGAGAGACATTGGAACAGGAGCCTTTGAGGGTCTTGTTGTACCTCAATACTTGACCGACCTTGTTGCTATCAATGCTAGAGCTGGATCCCCGTTCTATAATGCTTTACCTAAGGCACCTTTACCAGATAAAGGTATGAAGGTTGAGCTCTCAAGGATAACAACAGGTTCAACAAACGCATTTCAAGCAACACAAAACGCTGCACTCGATGAGACTAACATGGATGACACTTTGTATTCTGTACATGTCAATACCATCGGTGGTCAACAGGACATTTCTCGTCAAGCAATTGAGAGAGGAACTGACCTAGAGGCAATCGTTTTTAGTGACTTAATTTCTGCGTACTATACAGAACTTGATAAACAACTTATTAATGGAGACGGTACTAATAATTTACCTGTTGGTATCAGGAATGTAGCTGGTATAAATACAGTTACTTACACTGATGCATCGCCAACTGTTGGAGAGCTTTATCCAAAAATTATTGATGCTATCCAAAAAATTAATAGCAACAGATTCGCTGCTGCTAGTGCTATCATCATGCATCCACGTAGATGGGG